GGCGGTTGAAGCCGCAGCAGCAATCGGAGATCTTCGCGGCCAGAGCGTCGGTCTGCTCCTTGGTAAAGATGCTGTTCTTGAGGCTCTGGTTTTCCGTCTTGAGATCATAGATGGTCTCCTGCAGGCGCTGCTCGTAGATGCGGCTTGCCTGCGAGGTGATGGCCTCCGTGCTTGCGTTGATGGCCGCGCGGGTGCTGTTGCTCTGCTGCTCAATGAGATACTGCGTGCGCGCCGCGTCGACGATCCCCTGCTTTTCGACCTGGCAGTTGCTCACGCGGTTGCAGCCTCCCTCCTGCGCGGGATAGGGGTTTCCGCTGCGATTCCAGCCCCAGCCGCCGCCGAAGTTGCCGCCGAAGATGGCGACGACCACGATGATGACAAACAGGACTGCAATCCAGCTCATACCGGTGCTGCGATCTTCCATGTGTTCGTGCTCCTTTCGTGATTTTATTTATTCCGACGGCTACTTGAGCCGGGGGAATTTTGTGGAATGCCCCGCTTTGCCCTTTTGCGGGGCCTGTGAAGCGTTTTGCGTGCCGCCGAGTATTTTATTGGCGTCGGAGCGCAAAGCCTCCGGTGTCGTGCCGAGGAGGCCGCACAGGGCCTTTGCCTGCATCGTGCGCCCGTAGCGCGCATAGAGGCTGTTGGCGATGTTGGGGTCAATGCCGAGCCGGCGCGCCGTGCTCTGCACGCCCTCGAGCGTGTCAGCCGTCCCGCTGATCGCCTGCTCCGCTCTCGCCGCCGCGCCTTGCAGGTCTGCGCTGGGGAACATTTTCGCCGCTGCCGCTAAGAGTTGTTTGAGGTCCATTTTCCTTCAGCTCCTTTACCTGATCGGTCAGATTTTTGATGACCGCAGCCATGTCGCTCATGGCCGACTGCATCTCGCCCATCAGCTCCTCCTGCGTCTTGGGCGGGGTGATGACGCCCAGCTCGACGAGCTTGTCGTAGTACTCCTGCGTGGTGGCCTCCAGCTCGGCATAGGCCGAGGCGGTCTTGCCGATGAGTTGCTGGCGGTTGCCAAAATAATCCACCTGATAGATCTCGCTGCCGTCGATGGCGACCATCACGCAGCCGCTGCCGGAATAGCCGGCGATCGCAAATTGCTCCATGCGCTGCACCTCCTTCTGTTCTGCCTCTATCGTACCGCGGTTTTCGGCTTGAGAACTGCCCGCAAACCGCCCGCGTTCTGCCTTGCTTATAAAAAACGAGAGCGCCGACGATTAGTCGGTGCTCTCGTTTTGTCCGTCTGCGATTTTGCGGTAGGCGCGGCGGCGCAGCTTGGCGAGGCCGTCCACGCTGAGGTGGAGCAGCTCCGCCGCTTGCACGCAGGACCGTCCGCGCACGTCGCACTCGATGAGGCTCGCGGCCTCGTCGGGCGGCAGATCAAAGGAGCGAATGTAGGCAATGGCCCTGCGCGGAGCCATCGCGGAAAGCTGAGCGCGGATCTCTCTGTGCTGTGTGTCCATGTTGACACCACGGCTTGCAGGCGCCCACGCGAGGGGAAGTGTTGCAGACTTCCCACCGATTTCCCTTTCCGTGCCCGATTCGGGCACAAATCATTTTAGGGCCTTGAGGATGTACGCGGCGATGTACTCTCCCCATGCCTTCTGCGTCGCGGGCCCAAACGAGTTATCCACATCCAGCGTGTAGCCGCAGGCATTTAGGAGCTCTTGCAGCTTGCCGACCGCCGCGCCCTTGTCGCCGCGTGTAAGCACGGTCTTGTCCGAGGGGTATTTCGGCACGCCGAAGCCCCGGATATACCGCCCATTGACGGGAATGACGCGGTACGCGCACTTGTGCTCCTTGCCCTTGTTCCCCTCGAACACCGTGATTTTCTGCCCGTCGCAGGCGGTCACGATGCCTGTGTGGTTCGGAGCGCCGGTGCAGTCCGTGAGGGCGTAGTCCTTGCGGTCGTTCCAGCAGTAAAACACCTGCTCGCCGACCATTGGGATGTGCGCGTCGTCCTCGATCCATTGGCCGCGCGCCTGATACCAGCGCATTTGCTCGCCGCAGCTGCACTCGATGGGAATGACCTCCGTCAAACCGCAGAGGATCGCCGCCGCGGACACCATCGCCGCGCAGTAGTCGTCGGTGTAGGTTAGCTTGTGACCGCGCGGGTGCGGGAGATAGCTGTTGTAGGCGTCCACGATGCGCTTATGTACCGCGTCGCCGCGCACCGCGCCCTCCCACGCGGTCAGGGTCTCAAGAAACCTCTTCATTTTTGCGCTTCTCGGTCTGGGTGCCGAAGTAAAAGGCGATGATGGTCGTGAAGATCGTCAGAAACTCCGTCCCGCTGATGCTGCCGCGCAGGGCAAGCACCGAGAAAACCGCTGTGAGCACGATGGTCACGATGCTCTTGACTGTGAGCAGATTGGCAAGTCGATTTTGCATTTTCCCCTCCTTTACAAAAACCGCACGGCATAGAACTGCCGCGTCTGTGTGTTGATCTTGTTACACGCGCCGTTGATGGCGGCGACGTGCCCGCCGTCGAGCATAATGGCGTAATCCAGCTTGAGTTTGTCCCGCACGAAGGCGTTGACCTGCTGCGCGGTCATGCTGCGGCAGTAGACGCCGTAGAGCATCCCGCCCTTGTAGCCGAGGACGGTATGGTTGGTCTTGCGCAGCACGTCGCTGTACGCCCCTGTGAAGCCTTCTGCGGCAGGGTTATAATTGCCGAGCAATCCCATACCCCCGACCGCCCACACGACGTTGCCCAGCGCCGCCGCCGAGGAGACGCGGGCAATGCGCACCGCGCCGTCCGTGGTCTTGTAGAGCACGCTCTCGGGGCGGGGATAGTGACAGCTCATGCCGCGCTCGACCTTGCCGCCGCGCACCAGGATGCTGCACGGCGCGCCCTGCCACGAAAAGCTCCCCGAAATGGCGTTGCGCGGCAGCGGACCGCTCATGTTGACGGGCTCAATGTCCCGCGCGATGAGCGTCGGCTGTCCATACAGCTCGACGTTGAGCGGAAAGCAATCCGCGCCCAGCCTCGCGGCGATGTCGCTCAAGGTCTGGTTGCCGATCCAGCCGTTATCAAGCGCCCCAACGGAGCGCTGGATGGCCTTTATCATGCGGATCTCCTCCGAGGTAGCGCCCTTAACGTCTTTCATGACATTACCTCCCACTCGTCGATCTCCGACTTGATGCGGTCGATAAAGCTGTTGCCGCCGAGGGCTTTGTAGCCCCGATAAAGGTAGATGAAATCCTCAAGCTCATACTGGCGGATGGTGCGGCCCTCCCTGTGGCGGTAGTAGGTGTGCAGCATGTCATGCCGGAGCTGGCATTTGAGCGCGTCGGTCAGCTTGTCCAGCCCCAGCAGCTTGTTGCGGATGGGCTTGACGAGCATGGCGACCGCCGCGAGGATGACCGTCACCTCCGAGCACAGCGCCGCGAGTTTTGATAAACTTTCCATAGGCGTCTTCTCTCTTTCCGGCGGCGCGAAAAAAGCCGCCTTGTCGTGCTTGACAAAGCGGCGGGCGCGGTGCTATACTAAGGCCAGTAAGAGCGGCGCACGGGCGAGGTGCTTGTCGCTCCCCCTAATCGATTTAAGGTCGAAAGGAAAGCCGCTGCCTCTCAGGTGGCGGTTATTTCTTTAGGTCGATGCCTAACTTGATCGCCGCAATCACAAGCATAAGTAACGCAATGGTCGCTTCTGTGCTCATGCGGTCACCCCCTTTCGGGGGAACAACCTGTTTCACGCTCTTACCGGCCCGCTCATTCTACCACGCGCGCCGCGCTTTGTCAATTTGCCGCCCACCCGGGCGGCTTTTTTACTTGTTCAGCTCCGCGAGCTTTTCCGCGATGTTCTCGGGAATGGCGCAGGTCGTCATCTTGACGCAGTAGCCGTCCTCGTCGTAGGTGAGCTTGTAGCAGGGGGCGACATAGATCTCCGTGCCGGCACGGGAAATGTCGCGCGCCATAACGGGCTGCACGATGCTGTTCTTGACACCCGAGTTTTCGCTCAGGCCCGCGGGGGTATCGGTGACCTTGATGGGCTTGCCGTCAGATGCGATCCTCTTGTAAGTAGCCATTGTGTTTCTCCTTTTCTTTGTTCAAAATTTATTTATCATCAGCGTATTTCTCGCCGGTGATCTCCTCATAGTCCTGCGCGCTGAGGATGCCCTTTTTCACGGCGTTGCGCACCATGTCGGCAGTCCACAGCCCTTGCGCGTACCATCTTGCGATTTTCTTTTTCATTTCAGCCCTCCATCAGCGTGTCGGTCATTATGGCCGTGTAGGTGGTCTGTGCCTCGATGCGGTCGAGCTGGGTCGGGGCAGGCTCGGGCTTGCTGTTGTCCTCGATGGTGTATTTACCGTTGTAGGCTTCCGCTTTGGCGATTTTCTCATTGGCTTCGCTCCATCCAAGGGACACTTCAGAGAACACCTGCTCAATATTCGGCTGTTCTTCCGTGCCGTGGTTGACCTCCGTGCAGAGTTGGTACTTGATGATTTTCATGGCGTTCCCTCCTTAGTCTGTGGTTTTGATGTAACGCATGATTGCCACGGTATTGTGCGCCGATAGATCGCTGACGCCAGATACAGAGGCAAGTGTAATTGCGGTGTTGTCCACTCCAATAGTATAATAACCAACATACGGGACTGTATTGCTATTGCTCATCTGTGCCGTTACAGTAACTGGGGTGCAGTTGCTTATGCCATGAGCAACCAGCTTCGATGTGCCAGGAGCTGGGAACTTACCGCAGTCCACCACCTTGACATACACCGGCTTGCCAAGATACCGCTCCGTGGTGCGGTATTCGACGCCGAGGGCGAGCGCTGGGTTTGTATATTCCCAAGGATGCCAAGTCCCGTCTGTGAGTCGCTTTTTTTGCGCATGGTATATCTCGCTCGAAGAACTGGCAAGAACGTTGGCTGGACCATGCCAGTTAACAATTGCATTCCCATTATTTGCAATTCTAATATCGGCAAAACCGCCATTCCCGGAGTAGATGTTCGCCGGATAATCGGCTAACTCCGTGATCCGAATAACTTTATCAGTTCCATCAATAAAAGAATCAACAAATTGTTCAAATTTTGAGCCGTCACTATCATCGAAGATTGAAAAGTTTAAGACTTCTCCGTACCCAAACCCGCCGGGGGCCGCCCCGATGTTCCCCCGCGCCTGCGCCTTCTGCGCGTCGGTGAGTGTCTGCGCGGCGTCATAGCGGACAGCGCCTGTGGCGGAGCCCGCCTTGCCGAGCAGGTCGTCAATCTCCTCGCCGGAGTATTGGGAAACATAATAATCATCAGGCATAACGATACCTCCTTAAACGATGAGCCTGCGCCCGAGGCGGTCGAGCAGCGGCTTTTGGATTTTGTCGCGCAGCCAGCCCGCGCTGAGCGGCTTGAGCTTGCGGTAGTAGATGATGATGCAGCCGTCGCCTGCCTCGCCGCCGTCAGATCCGCGACCACCCGAGG